AGTTTGTGTCTGACAGAATAATACTAGGATAAACCCTATCTTCTCACTATTAATATCTATCAACTAATGCTAGTCAATAGGTTTTCACTATTTTGTAATCTAATATACGATTTCACAATGCGAAATGCCTTGGAATGGTGCATAGCCCCTTCATGGTCTTATGTCTTATATAAGAGTAGTGTTGTGTCTTATATAAGAGTGCTCTTATGTCTTATACAAGACTGGTCTTAGGTCTTATATAAGAGTTGCATTTCATCATGTGAAACCTTATCAAGTTGATAGGGGGGAGGGGGTGGTCGTGTGTGTGTAATATTTGTGGGAGCCTCGTCTATATTTAAAAAGGGGAAACGAGGATTTAACAAGCCTCCTAGCCACACGAAAAGCAGTATGTAGCGTTGTACACAAACAAAGATAGAAGATTAAGCTGGAAGACGAATAGGAGTATTCACCCGTGAGGGGTGTGATCCTTTTTAAAGGAGAGCCTCTCGTTTATCTAAGTTAGTGGTGACTGTCAGATCACTACTCCACGCTACCAGCCCCGTTCAAGACTTGTGCTTTACTTGAGAACTACATGGTTCACTACGTTTATCCTACTTGGTCGGCTCAACCGCATAGAGGGGTGGGTGATGCCCCCGTTTGTCTCCACTATACAAGAATCTGATTCTCGTGTAAAGTGTGTACTAACTTTCAAGACGCATGGAGATTGCTTGGTTCGATTCCAAGGGGACGGGGGAAAATCCAAACGGTTAATTGCCGCCCTATTCCGATCAGGCTTATCAGTCTCCAGCCGTGTTGGTGGAAACGGTTTAGCTCCGTGGGGCTTTGGTTTGTTGTTGAATTGAACCCAATCCTGCTTTATGGAAGCCACCAACAACTTCTTCCCACAACTGGATAAAAGATGAACGTAATAGATAGCTTCAAGAAAACAAGGGGTAGGCCAAAGGGTTCTGGCACTATGACCTTGAGGAAGTATGCTGATAACCCTCAAGCACTTACCCTACCTAAGACTGAACAACAACAAGTCAAAGAACTAAAAGACCTGTTAATCAAGAGTGCAGGTGCTAATGTTGTCCACAAGGCAGTTGAGATTGCCATGAATGATGAACACCCTGCTCAAATGGCTGCCATCAAACTTTGTATGGACAGAATGCTTCCCGTTTCCTTGTTTGAGAAAGAAGGGAAACAGAGATCAGCAGTTAACATAACTATTTCTGGTATTGGTGGTGTAGTTATTGGTGAAAACCCTATAGAAGCAGAAGATATAGAAAGCAAAGATGTCTGACCTTAACTTCAGTCTCCTACCTTGGCAACAAGAAGTCTTTGCTGATAAAACAAGGTTCAAAGTCATTGCTGCTGGACGGCGTTGCGGTAAGTCCCGCCTGTCAGCCATCACCCTGTTGATAGAGGGTTTGCAGTGTACTGCTGGTTCTGCTGTACTGTATGTTGCGCCTACCAATGGTCAGGCACGACAGATTATTTGGGATGTATTGATGGAGTTGGGGCGTGAAGTCATTCAGGCCAGCCACATCAATAACATGGACATCACCCTGATAAACGGAGCAAAAATCTATGTCAGAGGCGCAGATCGTCCAGATACTTTGCGAGGAGTGTCTCTCACCTACGCTGTGCTTGACGAGGTTGCGGACATCAAACCCGAAGCATGGGAACAGGTTATTCGTGCGTCTTTGTCTGATAAAAAGGGCAGAGCTATGTTCATCGGCACTCCCAAAGGTCGTAACTTCTTCTATGACATCTTTAAACTTGGAATGTCAGAAGAAGACTCAGATTGGAAGTCGTGGCACTTCACTACCAAAGACAACCCCTTGATAGACCCTAATGAGATTGAGTCTGCCAAGAAAACCCTGAGTTCCTTTGCTTTTAAGCAAGAATACCTTGCCAGTTTTGACAATGCTGGTTCTGACGTTTTTAAAGAAGAATGGATTAAATATGGAGAAGAACCTGAACATGGCTCGTACTACATTGCTGTCGATCTGGCAGGGTTTGAAGAAGTGGCTAGACAAGCTGCCAATTCTAAGAAAAGGCTAGACCAGACTGCCATTGCTGTTGTCAAAGTAACAGAGGACGGCAAATGGTTTGTCAAAGAGATCGTTTATGGGCGGTGGGACATCAGGGAAACTGCGGCTACGATTCTGTTGAAGATGCGGGAATACCGTCCTTTGAGCATTGGAATTGAGCGTGGAGCATTAAAAAACGCAGTTTTGCCGTATTTGAGTGACTTAATGCGTAAAAATAATGTATATTCGCACATAGTTGACTTGACGCACGGCAACAGGAAAAAGACTGACAGGATTATCTGGAGTCTCCAAGGACGGTTTGAGCATGGGCGTATTGTGCTGAACTCTGAGGAAGATTGGGATGAATTCAAAGATCAACTCTTGATGTTTCCAGCCCTTGGTGTTCATGATGACTTGCCTGATGCCCTTTCCTACATTGACCAACTGGCTGTAACCTCATACTTTGTTGATGACCAAGAAGATGAGTGGGAGCCTCTAGATATTATTTCGGGGAATTAAATGGCAAAATTGGGACTTTCTGACGCAAGGTACTTAGAGCAAGATCAGAAGTTAACTGAAGGCTCAGTCAAGGGCAAAGGTTTCTTTGGAGGAATCCCAACCCAAGATGGAAGTACGATGACTGAGTATTCATCGGCATTTGAAGTCGGCGGCAAGACTGTTTCATATCCTTTAGTTGTGCCAACATTGACTGCTGATGAATTAAATCTATTACGCTCAACAGGTCAAGTAACGCCTGAGATAGAACAGAAGGCGCAACAATATGCTTTATCGAGGTTAGCAGAAGGTAAGAATCCATTTGCTAGTCCTCAAGAATTAAGATTCCCATTGCCAGAAGGTTTTGATCCTAAGATTTTTGCGCCTGTTGTAAGCTCTATTCCTGCAAACCCAATGTATAAAGAACCATTTGCTGATACTACAAGGTAACAATATGGCAACAGATAAACAAGTTAAGCTAGAACAAAACGAATTTTATGAGCCTACTGAGGCTGATAAAGAACTGACCGACTTCATCACTAGCCACTGCGATAAGTGGCGTGACTACAGAGACACTAACTTCCTGCCCTCCTACCTAGAGTACGAGCGCATCTTCCGTGGTCAATGGGCATCTGAAGACAAGACAAGGGAATCAGAGCGTAGTCGCATTGTGACCCCTGCGACTCAGCAAGCAGTTGAGACTCGTCACGCTGAGATCATGGAAGCTATCTTTGGTCAAGGTGACTTCTTTGACATTGAAGACAACATCCAAGATGTAAACGGCAACCCCATTGATATTGAGATAATTAAGGCTCAACTCACTGAGGATTTCAAGAAAGACAAAATCAGAAAAGCTATCGACCAGATCGAATTGATGGCTGAAATCTATGGCACAGGCATTGGCGAGATTGTTGTCAAGACTGAAACTGAGTATGTTCCCTCGACTCGACCTATTCCTAATCAGCAGGGTCAGGCAGCTATTGGCGTGATGGAGCGAGACAGGATTTCTGTCAAGATCATGCCTGTCAACCCAAAGAACTTTCTATTCGACCCGAATGGTACTTCCATTGACGATTGTATGGGCGTGGCTATTGAAAAATACGTTTCAATTCATAAGGTTGTGCAAGGTATTGAACGTGGAATCTACCGTAAGGTGGACATTGGTACTGCCAGTGAAGACACCGACCTTGAGCCTACCCAAGAGGTATCACAGTATCAGGATGAAAAGGTTCTTTTATTGACTTACTACGGGTTAGTTCCCCGTGAGTTTCTTGAGAACATGAAAGAGAACAAGGATATTGTTGAATTGTTCCCTGAAAACTCAGCGGCAGAAGACTACACCGACATGGTTGAGGCCATTGTCGTGATTGCCAATGATGGAATGCTTTTAAAGGCTGAAGAAAATCCATACATGATGAAAGACAGGCCAGTTCTGTCTTACCAAGACGATACTGTGCCAAATCGCTTGCTTGGTCGTGGTACGGTGGAAAAAGCATTCAATATGCAAAAGGCTATTGACGCCCAGACCCGCAGCCACTTGGATTCACTGGCACTGAGTACCTCTCCCATGATGGCGATGGATGCAACTCGCTTGCCCCGTGGTATGAAGTTTGAGGTAAAGCCCGGAAAAGCTATTCTGGTCAATGGTTCTCCTAGCGAGATTTTGTATCCGTTTAAGTTTGGACAGACTGACCCGAACAACCTTGCAACTGCCAAAGACTTTGAGCGAATGTTGCTACAAGCGACAGGAACTCTAGACTCTAACGGCATGATTTCTCAATCTAGTCGTGATGGTGGCGGTATGTCGATGGCGGTTGCCTCCATCATCAAGAAATACAAGCGTACATTGGTCAATTTCCAAGAAGATTTCCTGATTCCGTTCATCAAAAAAGCGGCTTTTCGCTTCATGCAATTTGATCCAGAGCGTTATCCCTCTGTTGACATGAATTTCATCCCTACTGCAACCCTTGGCATCATTGCTAGAGAGTACGAACAGCAGCAATTCATCAGTTTGTTGCAGACTCTTGGCCCACAAACCCCTGTTTTGCCGATTATTCTCAAAGGAATTGTGGCTAACTCTAGTTTGAGTAACAGATTTGAGATGATGGCGGCGTTGGATCAGATGATGCAGCCTGATCCACAAGCTCAACAGATGCAGCAAGCTCAACAACAGTTGGCTATGCAAGCGGCACAGGCTCAAATTGCTGTAAACACTACTGCGGCAGAGCAAAACAGGGCTGAAGCACAGAAATTGATGGTTGAGACTCAGTTAATGCCTCAAGAAGTGCAAGCAAAGATGACTGCAAGCCTGACAAAGAATCTTCCAAATCAGGATGATTTGTCTTCTAAGGAGTTTGACAAGCGGGTTAAGATTGCTGAATTGATGTTGAAAGAGTCTGATATTAAGAATAAGTCTAAGATTGTCGAGTTACAGATGGCTGACAAAATAAATGCTCAGTCTCAGGTAAAACAAGACTTTCTTGAAAAACTGACCAATGGGCTAAAGAATGGCTAACATTAGGGAACTAATCCAAAGCATTGAGGCAAATGACTCATCTTTTGATGAGAAGTTAGACGCTATCAATAAGATGGAAGAAACCTTGGTGGCTATGCGCCAGCAAGAAGAACAAGCCATTCAAGACAATGTTGACTTGATTGTTGAAGCCATCAAAGTGATGGAAAACAAAGTCACCGCACAACTAGAAGTTGCCAAATCCATAGTCCCTGAAAAGGGGGATAAAGGCGACAAGGGTGATAGGGGTTTAGATGGTCGTCAAGGTGTAGATGGTAAGAATGGATTAGATGGTCGAGATGGTAAAGACGGTATAGATGGCAAGGATGGTGTATCTGTAACGGACGCCAAAATTGACTTTGATGGTTCTTTGGTCATTACTTTGTCAACAGGTCAAGAGATTAATGTTGGTGAGGTGGTTGCGCCTGAGTTAGCAGAGAAGATCAAAGTTATCAGCACCATGTCTACCAATGGGGCTATTACTGTAAAGGAAGAAGGAACATCACTTACCAGTGGTGTTAAGAGCATTAATTTTGTTGGTACAGGTATTACGGCAACAACATCAGGCGATGATGTAACAGTCACAGTAGCGGGTGGTGGAGGTAGTGGAACAGTAACAAGTGTAGCGGCAACAGTCCCATCATTCTTGTCTGTTGCTGGTTCACCAATTACTACAAGCGGCACATTGGCAATTACCTTGTCAGGTACTGCGCTACCAGAAGCTAATGGTGGTACTGGTGCAACCTCATTGGCTGGCGCATCTATTGCCACCTACACGGGTACTGAGACATTAACAAACAAACGTATTGACCCAAGAGTTGTATCTGCCGCATCTGCGTCATCTTTAACCCCAAGCGTTGCAACTGCTGATATTTACGCCTACACAGCGTTGGCGACAGGACTCACCATCAATATACCAGTTGGAACACCTCTTGATGGTGACAAGTTAATTTTTAGGTTATTGGATAACGGCACAAGCAGAGCATTAACTTGGGATACAACTTCAACAGGGTACACAGTCATTGGTGTAACCTTGCCAACAGCAACAACCGTCAGCAAAACAACGTATGTAGGTTGTATTTACAATGCTAACAATACACGTTGGGATGTGATTGCAGTAACCACACAGGCATGACCATGAAGATTGACTTTTCTTTTTCATCGCAGTACGGCACATTTTCAGATGCTTTGCATTTGCCTGACGATCATGCGTTTACAGATGCTGAGATTGAAGCAATGAAACAGCAGAGGTTTGATAACTGGATTGCTGTAATTACTGCGCCTCCTACTGAGGAGGTCTAATGGCTGATCGCTATTGGATTCTTGGCACAGGTACTTGGAGTAGCACCAACACGGCTAACTGGTCTGCTACATCAGGTGGGGCTGGAGGAGCATCTGTCCCAACTGCGTCAGATAACGTATTCTTTGATGCAAACTCAAACGTAGGAACTGGTGCATTTACAGTCACTATGGCAAATTCGCCAAGGGTCTGTAATGACTTTACAGCGTCAGGGCTTGATGGAACGATGACGCTTGCGGGTACAAGTATTGGCTTGACAGTATCAGGCAGTCTCACATTTCAAGCCACAAACTTTAACCGTACTTATACAGGCACTACCACATTTAACGCTACAACAACTGGTAAAACTGTAACTACTAATGGCGTTACTTTTGGCGGAAGCGCAGTTACATTTGATGGTGTAGGCGGTGAATGGACTCTTGGTAGTGCTTTAACTTGTGGAGCAATTACTGTAACAAATGGAACTTTTAGTACTTCAGCAAGTAATTATGCAATAACTGCTACTCTTTTTTCTTCTAGTAATTCAAACGCAAGAACAATAAATTTAAACGCCTCTACTATTTCTTTGTCTAACTCTAACTTTCTTTTATTTACTACATCAACAAACCTTACATTAAATGCAGGAACATCAACAATAAATGGTTCTAATGCAAGTGCAACATTTGATGGTGGTGGGTTAACTTATTACAACGTAGCATTTACATCTACGGCTCTTGCCTCACCATCAATAACAGGCGCTAACACATTCAATAATCTATCCATAACAGGTAGAACCACTGTTGGTATTGGCGTATTAAGTCTTAGCGCAAACCAAACAATCAACGGTACACTTACAGTAAGTGCTGGTACTGCTTCTGCATACCGAATGCAGATTTCTTCTAACACTGTTGGCACTACTCGCACATTAACTTGTGCGGCTATTGCTTCAACTACTGATGTTGATTTTAGAGACATCACAATAGCAGGGGCACACGGTACGTTATCAGGAACTCGACTAGGTGATTGCAAAGGCAATAGTGGTATTACTTTTGATGCGGCTAAAACTGTGTTTTATCGTCAAACTGGTTCTGCCAACTGGGGTGCTACAGGCTCAGGCTCTTGGTCTGCTACATCTGGTGGTTCATTAGACGCAACCATGTTTCCTTTAGCGCAAGATACCGCTGTATTCCCTGCGGCTACATATCCTGCATCTGGCTCAACGACAACCATAAATGCCAGCTACAACATTGGCACAATAGATATGTCGTTAAGAACGTCAAACACTATGACGTTAGCAACGAGTTCAACTTCGCCAGCAATATATGGTAATTGGATTAACGGCACTGGCCTTTCGTTTTCTGGTACTGGAGCAATAACTGTTATAGGACGTACTACACAACAAATCACAAGTGCTGGTAGATCGTTTACACAAACTTTTTCGCCTATTGAAGGTGGAACAACAATACTACAACTTCAAGATGCTTTTACAACAACAGGCAGTGTAGGATTAGGAGGTGCAACATTAGACCTTCAATCTTACACATTAAGCACAAGTACTTTTGCTTCTTCAACCTCAGCAACAAGAACCCTTGCTTTTGGCACAGGTCAAATATCTTGTACTGGTACAGGCACTGTGTGGAATACGGCAACAACCACAGGACTGACCACAACAGGCACTCAGGTAGTTAACGTAACAAGTACAGGTTCTACTGCTATTGGTGTAACTACCGGCCCTTTGTCAGAAGCAAACTCCATTAGTTTTAACTTTACTGGTGGTACTTATGCGCTAACGTTTTTAGGGAGTTCAGGTCATTCTGCAAGAAATGTTGACTTTACTGGTTATGCTGGCACATTGGGAGCAACATCGTCAGTTTTTATATATGGAAACTTTAAAGTTTCTTCTGGAATGACGCTTACTGCTAGTGGAAGCACTATGACGTTTGGTGCTACAAGCGGTACTCAGCAAATAACCACAAACACAAAAACATTAGATTTTCCAATCACATTTAACGGCGTTGGTGGAACATTTCAACTTCAAGATGCACTAACAGCAGGCACAGCTAGAGGTATAAACTTAACAAATGGAACGCTAGATTTATTTGGACAAACTTTTACCATTGGCGGCGCTAACACTAATGATAGGTTTACCATTAACGCAGGGACAAAAAATATAACCTTTAATGGTGGCACACTAGTTATTGCAACTTCTTCAACAATTGCATTTAACAACGTTGCACCTACAGGATTTACAACAACCGCAGGAACAGGCACAGGCACGATTTCCATGACTTCAGCGTCTGCTAAGTCGTTTATTGGCGGTGGCTCTACGTTTAACTGCACACTTAACCAAGGTGGTGCTGGTGCTTTGACCATCACAGGCTCAAACACATTCAGCAACATAACCAATACTTATAAAACCATTGGTGCAACATCTATCCTGTTTACGGCGGCAACAACTAGCACATTTGCCGATTGGAATGCAAGTGGTGAATCCACAAGACTTTTAACAATTGGCTCGGTAACTGCCGCAAGCCATACGCTGTCCAAGGCAAGCGGTACTGTGAGCGCAGACTTTCTATCTATCAGTAGGTCTACAGCTACAGGTGGTGCAGGATGGTACGCAGGGGCAAATTCCACAGATGGCGGCAATAACTCAGGGTGGATATTCACAGCACCACCTGCGCCTAGTGGCAGTAATAGCAATTTTTTAATGTTCTTTTGAGGAATATATGAGTCCAGAACTACAAAAGTACTCCTCAGAAGATTCTTTTAAATTAGAGTTTTCTGATAATGAAATTACAACAAAATCTTGTTCATTGTGTTATGAAAAAAAACCATTTGGGGATTTTCTAAAAAATGTGCGCTATAAAGATGGATACTATAAACATTGCAAAAAGTGCCACTATGAGGTTTATGGTAGGGATTCCCACTACAGAAGAACTTATGGCGTTACGCAACATGAATATAACTTAATGGTTGCAAAACAAGGAAGTAAGTGTAAAGTGTGTGAAGTAGAAGCTGGCGATGGTCACATGAGTAGATTGGTTGTAGACCATTGTCATAAGAGTAATGAAATGCGTGGTTTAATATGCCAAAGTTGTAACATGGCGCTAGGAAATGCTAAAGACAATTCTGAAATCTTAAGAAAACTAGCTGATTACTTGGATGAATTTTATGACCCCAGAACTTGACAAATACTATTCAGACCGTTTTTCCATGATGTCTATGGACGGTTGGAAAGAATTGACTATTGATATTGACAATATGATAGAGTCACTCAATAATATAAGCGTTATTCCTGATGAAAAGACCTTGATGTTCAAAAAAGGGGAACTTTCCATCTTGACTTGGCTAAAAACCTTGAAAGAGGTCAGCGAACAAGCGTATGAGGAATTGAATGAAAAGAATGTTTGATTTTGCCTGTGCAAATGGGCATAAAACTGAAAGACTTGTTAATTATGAGTTAACGAGTTTTCGATGTGAGTGCGGAGAAACAGCCAACCGTACTCTATCTGCTCCAAACTTCAAACTAGAAGGGTGGTCTGGTTCTTTCCCGTCAGAGCATGGGAAGTTCGAGAAAAAACACCTAGATCAGTTGAAGTGGGAGCAAAAGCACAACTCATAAACAGAAATGTCGAGTTGAATGTCCTAGAACCGATAACGGCAGGAAAAAGGTAAAAATATGTTGATTGACAATGAAGATGAGTCGCTAAGTGAGTTAGATGCAGTCGAGCAAAAGAAGCAACTACCTGAAGTAGCACCACTAACTGAGATGCCTGAGAAATACAGGCAGAAATCTCTTGAAGAAGTGGTCAAAATGCACCAAGAAGCTGAAAAGTTGATTGGAAAGCAAGCGCAGGAAGTTGGGGAAGTGCGAAAGCTGGCAGATGAACTTATAAAGCAGAATCTCTCCTCAAAACAGCAACCTATTGAGAAAGAGCCTGAAGTAGATTTTTTCGAGAATCCACAAGAGGCAGTTCGTAGGACTGTTGACAACCATCCCGATGTACTTGCCGCTAGACAAGCTGGTCAAGATTTCAAAAAGATGCAGATTCAACAAAAGCTGGCGCAAGAGCATCCTGATTTCGGTCAAATTGCTCAAGATGCAGACTTTGTGAATTGGGTGAAATCTTCACCTATTCGCCTTGGTTTGTATGCAAAAGCTGATGGTGAATATGATTACGACAGTGCAAACGAATTGTTGAGTACCTATAAACAGTTGCGTGGCGTTAAGACAAGACAGACTAATGAAGCAGGGGAAACTCAGCGCAAGTCTAGCCTTAAAGCAGCGGGTGTTGATGTAGGTGGAAGTGGGGAGTCTGGAAAAAGAGTCTATCGTAGGGCTGATCTAATTCGGCTGAAGATGACTGACCCAGATCGTTATGAAGCGTTGAGCGGAGAAATCATGCAAGCGTATCAAGACGGACGGGTTAGATAATTTAACTTATCGTTTTTTGGAGATTTAACATGGCAACATCATTTTCCCCCAGTAATTCAGTTACTGTTACCACAGGCGCAACGTTCATCCCTGAAATTTGGTCAGATGAAATCATAGCTGCCTACAAGAAAAACTTGGTTCTTGCTAACCTCGTTATGAAGATGAACTTTAAAGGTAAGAAGGGTGATGTAGTTCACATCCCTGCACCTACCCGTGGTTCTGCTTCTGCTAAAGCCGCTGAAACAGCAGTCACTTTGATTGCTGCGACAGAGACTGAAGTGCAAGTGTCTATTAACAAACATTATGAATATAGCCGTTTGATTGAAGACATCGTAGAAGCCCAAGCCCTGAACAGCTTGCGTAACTTTTATACCTCAGACGCTGGATACGCTTTGTCTAAACAAGTCGATACTGATTTGATCCAATTAGGTCGTGCCTTCAATGGCGCAACTGTGGGAACAAATGATTATGCGACAAGCAATACAACTACCAAGGCGTTCATTGGTGGTGACGGCACTACTGCTTATAACAGCACAAGTAGCAATGCTTCCGCATTGACAGATGCCGCTATCCGCAGAACCATTCAACGACTTGATGACAATGACACTCCTATGGATGGTCGTTTCTTTATCATCCCACCCTCAAGCCGTAACACATTGATGGGTTTGGCTCGTTACACTGAACAAGCATTTGTGGGCAATGGAAATGCAATCCGCAATGGTGAAATTGGTCAACTCTATGGTATCCCTGTGTTTACCACTAGCAATGCTGACTTTGGCGCTGGTAACACTGCCACTGATCGTATCTGCTTAATGGGTCACCGTGATTCAATGGTGCTGGTTGAGCAAGTTGCTTTGCGTTCACAAGTTCAGTACAAGCAAGAGTATCTTGCTAATCTGTTCACATCTGACACTTTGTATGGAGTGAAAGCAGTTCGTACAGCCGCTACTACTAATGCGGCTTTGTCCTCTAGTGCTTTTGCTTTGGCAGTACCTGCCTAATTGCAGTTGCGCCCCCTGCCCTAGTGGTGGGGGGACTTTTTAACCTAATTAGGAGAAATCAAAATGGCAACAGCAAGTGCAGTTGTAACACGCAGAGGTAATGACAGTTTTCGGGGTTTGTTCTCCGATACTTGGTCAGTTGTTTGTACTTTAAATGCTGGTTCATTAGTTGATAATGCTGGTGAAACAGATGATGTAACAGTTCCCGGTGTCGCTTTGGGTGACATGGTTCTTGGTACATCTTTGGCTGTGGATTTGGTTGGTTTAACAGTTACTGGTTATGTCAGTGCTGCCAATACCGTCAAGTTCCGCATCCAAAACGAATCAGGTTCAACAGTGGACTTGGCATCAGCCACTATGGATATAGTTATTGTCCGCATGGTGTAAAGATAGGGGGGCTAGTCCCCCCTTTCTCATTTAAAGGGTTTTATGGCTACTTTTCGCTGTCTTCAGTCAGGTAACACTGTAACTTTTACATATCAACATGATATTGATTCTATGAAAGGTCATCAGGGTTATGTGAGAGTTGATGAACCAGAAGTAACCATAGAATCTGTAGAATCAGAGACTAGAACAGATACCGCATTTGCGCCTGTGATTCCAACATTTAAGCGTATGGGAAGACCCCGAAAGGTAGCAAATGTCTGAAATAGATGCTCGTGATTTTGGTCGGTTAGAGGCTCAAGTAGAGACTCTACATGGTCAGGTAACTCAATTGAGTACCGATGTAAAAACCTTACTTGAACTTGCCAACAAAGGCAAAGGTGGATTTTGGGTGGGTATGACAATCGCCTCATTCATGGGCGGCATCATTACCTTTATTGCTGATCGTGTCTGGAAATAAGGAGAATACTATGCCTATGGTTGGAAAAAAGAAGTTTCCCTACTCTGAAAAAGGCGAGAAAGAAGCCAAAGAGTATGGCAAGAAAAAGGGTGTGCCTGTCACCGTCATGATTGCGGTTGGTAAGCCAAAGATGCCAATGCCTATGCGTGGCGGTCGGACTGCAACTAACATGATGAAGAAATCGGGGAGAGGCAAATGAGTTCATTATCAGGTGCAAAAACGCTTTTAAGTGCTGTTGTTGCGACAGGTGCATCTCAATCTGTTCAAGCAGATGCTGGTAAACAGTTTGTAAAGCAACCAAAAAAGATTGCAAAGAAAACGGCTAGTTACAGATGAGGTAAAAGATGAAATCACCTACTTGGCAAACAAAAGCTGGACAAAATCCCAAAGGGGGGTTGAATGCCAAGGGGAGATCATCTTATAATGCAGAAACTGGTGGCAACTTGAAAGCACCAGTAAAGTCGGGGGATAATCCTCGCAGGGCAAGTTTCTTGGCTCGTATGGCTGGTAACAGCGGTGCAGAGTACAAGGATGGTGAACCAACAAGACTGCTTCTTTCGCTTAAGGCATGGGGTGCTACCTCAAAGGCTGACGCAAAGGCAAAAGCTCAAGCTATATCCGCAAGGAACAAGGCAAAAGCAAAATGAGAGCATTATCAGTTGGTGTTAGTCCTACAGCGGCAGTAGACACAACAGTCTATACCTGTCCTACTGGCTATTACTCTAAATTTACTGTAATGTATATACACAATACAGGCGGCTCAACCAAGCATATAACTGTGCAATGGTTTGACGCAAGTGCTAATACCACTCTTGATATATTGACTCAATACGATTTTTCATCAAAGACCTATTTGCAGTTTGATGGCAATGCCTACATTGTTTTAGAAGAAGGCGATAAGTTAAAAATAACTACTCAATCTGCAAGCTCATTCAGTTTTATAGCCACATTTGAAGAAGAAGGGTTGACAAGAACATGACCTACCTTGAACTTGTAAACGATGTACTCGTAAGGTTGCGTGAAGCAACAGTTTCAACTGTTTCCGAAACAACTTATTCTTCCTTAATCGGCAAGTTTGTCAATGATGCAAAGCGTCAGATTGAAGATGCCTTTTCGTGGAATGTTTTAGGTCAAACCATCACAGTCACTACTGCATCATCTACAGCATCTTATTCTTTGACGGGTGCTGGTCAGAAGTTTCAAGTGATGGATGTAATCAACACCACAAGCAATGTTGGCTTGATTAACATTAGCTTTGTGGACATGAACCGCAAACTGAACTTTACGCCACTGGTCAACTCAATCCCTACTGAATTTGCTTTTGATGGGGTTGATGCCTCATACGACACTAAGGTAAATCTTTATCCAATCCCTGATGGTGCATACACAATCAAGTTTGCTTTGACAGTGCCACAGGCTACTTTGTCATCAGATGCAACCGTTGTTTCTGTTGCTGATACGTTAGTGTCTCAGAATGCTTATGCTCGTGCATTGGTAGAACGTGGTGAAGATGGTGGTCTGTCTTCATCTGAGGCTTATTTGCTTTACAAAGCTATGTTGGCTGATTACATTGCATTGGAAGGCACTCGCTATCCTGAAAATCAAGAGTTTGTGGCAACATGAGTCAAGTACTACAGACTTATTCTTTAACAGCCCCCGGCTTTCAAGGGTTGAATACCCAAGAATCGCCTCTTGATTTGTCTCTTGGATTTGCCTTAGTTGCTCAAAATGCAATCATTGACAAGTATGGTCGTATTGGTTCACGCAAAGGATACTCTAAGGTAAATTCTTCTAGTGGTGCTTTAGGTGCAAATGATGTAACTGTCATCCATGAATTAGTGCAAGCAGATGGAACTTTGACTGTTTTATTTGCTGGAAATTTAAAGTTATTCAAACTTGATAGCTCTAATGCTGTGGTTGAATTGACCTATGGGGGTGGTGGTACAACACCAACCATTACTGCTAACAATTGGCAATGTGCTTCACTTAATAGCATCACATACTTCTTTCAATCAGGCCATGATCCACTGATATTTGATCCTACTGTCTCAACTACAACATATCGCAGGGTATCTGAAAAGACAGGTTACGTAGCTACAGTTCCATCAGCAAATATTGTTATATCTGCTTTTGGTAGATTGTGGGCAGCAAACACTACAACCAACAATGCAACAGTCTTTTTCTCTGACTTGATTGCTGGTCATGTTTGGTCAACAGGTACATCCGGTTCTTTAAATGTAGACCGTGTGTGGGTTAATGGTGCTGATGAGATTACGGGACTTGCTGCACACAATGGCTTCCTGTTTATCTTTGGTAAGCGTCAGATTCTGATTTATCAAAATGCCACTACACCAGCTTCAATGCAATTGAGTGACACTGTTGAGGGTATCGGTTGTATTGCAAGGGATAGCATTCAGACTACCAGCACTGATGTGTTGTTCCTATCCAACTCTGGTGTTCGTTCTTTGATGAGAACAATTCAAGAGAAGTCTTCTCCTGAACGTGATTTGTCTAAGAATGTTCGTAATGATTTAATGAGTGCTGTTGCTGCTGAAACTGCATCAAATATTAAAGCTATATATTCTGAAACAAATGCACTTTACTTGTTAAATCTTCCAGTATCAAAATACGTTTACGCATTTGATACAAAAGGAATTATGCAAGATGGTTCTTCTAGGTCAACGATTTGGGACGGCATTGAGCCAACGTCTTTTTGTGCAAGACGTAATGGTGATTTGTTGATTGGAAAGAATGGGTATGTTGGAAAATACGGCACATACTTGGATGATGCAACCTCCTATAGATTGGCATACTATACAAATAATTCTGACCTTGGTGATATAAATGTCACTTCTATTTTGAAGAAGATAAAGGTTATTGTTGTTGGCGGTTCTAATCAATTGGTAACATTAAAGTGGGGATATGATTTCACAGGAAGTTATTATTCATCACAAGTAAATATACCTAGTCAAACAACAGCCGAATATGGTACTGCTGAATATGGTGCAAATGCTACAGTAGTAGCATATTACACTTCTGGAGTTGCATTAACAACAATAGAAACAAACGCAAGCAGCAAGGGGAAAATTGTTCAAATAGGGGTTGAGATGGATATAAACAACAGTCAGTTATCCATTCAAAAGATTGAACTTCAAGCCAAAAATGGCAAGATTGCATAAGGGAAAAAATGTCAAACTATACACAAACAACAAATTTTGCAACCAAGGATGCACTTGCATCTGGTAATCCTTTAAAAGTTGTTAAGGGTACTGAGATCAATACTGAGTTTGCAAATATTGCAACTGCGATTGCTACAAAATTAGATGATGGTGGATCAATAGATAACACCCCCATTGGGGCAACTACTCCAAGTACAGGGGCATTTACAACACTATCTGCTACAGGTGTAACCACTTTAAGCAATGTTGTTTTGCCTGTTATTGACAATATCAAGTTAGGCTATACAACTACAGCAACAGCCGCTGGTACAACAACATTAACCTCTGCCAGCAACAATCAACAATTTTTTACTGGATCAACAACTCAAACAGTTGTTTTGCCTGTTACAAGCACACTTGCACTTGGACTTAATTATTTGATTGTTAACAATTCAACTGGAGTTGTAACTGTTCAGTCAAGTGGTGCAAACACAATTACATTAGTTCCTGCTGGTGCAACTGTTAGATGTACTTGTATTCTTATTACAGGAACAACTGCTGCGAGTTGGTCATTTGCGTTTGAGGGAAGTTCAAATATACCTTATAAGCAAATTCCGACAATAACTGCAACTGTTGCAACAAATATATTGACGTTAGGATTAAATCCCTGCTCATTAGATTTCAGATCATCTACTGCATCTTCAGGAGCAACAACAACAAGAAACGTCACTGCTGCTATTTCAATGACTGTTTCCAATGGGTCTACACTTGGTACAGTAAACGCAATACTGTCTAAATTAGCTGTATTGGCTATAGATAATGCTGGAACTGTTGAATTAGCTGTTGTAAATGCAAACGCTTATGGGTTGTTAGATGAGCGTGTTTTGATTAGTACAACTGCTGAAGGTGGAACTGGTACAGCAGACAGTGGTACTGTAATTTACTCAACAACTGCTAGAACTTCTGTTCCATTTAGGATTGTTGGATACGTTGAGTCAACACAAGCAACTGCTGGCGCATACGCTACAGCACCATCTAATATTGCTGGAATGGGGGGTGCAATTGTTCCTCAACCAACTCCAGTACTTACCTCTGGCACTGCGATTGCATCTACCAGCGGCACAAACATTGACTTTACTTCTATCCCGTCATGGGTGAAGCGTTTGACGGTTATTTTTAACGGAGTCAGTCTTAGCGGAACAGCTAATTTAATGGTTAGAGTTGGAACTTCTAGTGGTTTTGAAACAAGCGGATACACGGGAACAGTGTTAGGCAACGGGACACAAGAACAATGGACAAGCGGCGGCTATCAAGTTACTCGTACAGGACAATCATCTTCAACATATTCTGGTTCTTTAGTTTTGTTTAATGTTTCTGGGGATATTTGGATTGCTTCGGCAACAATGGCAGACGGTACAAATGCTTTTGCTGGTTTGGCTGCGGGTACAAAAACTCTTGCTGGATTATTAACTCAAGTTCGGATTACTACCACCAACGGCACAGACACCTTTGACGCTGGCTCAATTAACATCCTTTTTGAGTAAACATCATGGCACATAGAATCGTAGTAAACGTAGAGACAGGCGTAGTCACTCAAGTTGATTACACCGCTGAAGAACAAGCAGTGCATGATGCGGCAGTAGCGGCACAGGCACTTGCAGAGGCGGCAGCCATTCAACAAGAACAAACAAATGAATCAGCCTGAAATCATACAATCTACTGTCACTGTAGTTGACGGTAAGCTGTTTGACATTGAGAACTTTGATGATTTGAGTCTTGAACATTGGGTTTGTTTTAATGACAAGAAACCCGTTTTCAATACGGCTTATTTAGACAATTTGAGGGTTGTGATTGCCAAAGATGATGACCAATCAGTTGGTTATGTTTTCTACGGGTTGTTTAGAAGTCCATATTATGATGAAACTTGGTGTCAAGTTGATATGTTCTTTTTAAAGACTGAGTATAGAAAGCAAGGGATTGGCAAGGAAATGTTTGACTTGGTTGAGAAGATTGCAAAGGAAAATGGTTGTAAGAGGTTGATTGCAAGCTATAACCTTAAAGAATCATTAGAAGTGTTTTATAAAAAATTTGGTTTTAATGCTACTCATGTAGCAGTCGCAAAGGAGATTTGATATGCCATTTACAGCAGCATTAGTAATGGGAGGTGCATCGCTATTAGGTGGTGCAATGCAGGGAGAGTCCGCAAAACAAGCGGCTGGTACTTCTTCCAGAGCACAAATTAGGGCAGCACAAATTGCAGCAGATGCGGCAAGGTTTCGTCCTGTTGGCATAACCACTCGTTACGGTACATCAAACTTTCAGACTGATGCCGACGGTAATGTAATTGGTGCTGGTTACGATGTCAGTCCCGAGTTAAGGGCTTACCAAGACCGTTTACAGGCTCTTACAGGCGGTGCATTGACTCAGGCTGAGATGGCGCAGCAACAATACGCCCCGCTTCAGCAAAGCGCACAAGGACTGTTTGGCTTGGGTCAGCAGTATCTTGCACAATCTCCTGAACAGGTTGCGGCTCAATATATGCAACAGCAACAGGACTTGCTTGCACCTAGCCGTGAGCGATCAATGGCTCAATTGCAGAACCAGTTGTATCAGCAAGGTCGTGGTGGTTTGTCTGTTGGTGCTACAGGTATGCGTCCTAGCGGTGCGGCTGGCTTTGGTGCTGCCTCTCCTGAGATGGAAGCGTACTACAACGCTATGGCTCAACAAGATGCTCAGTTGGCTGCTAATGCTCAATCTGAGGGACAACGAAATGTTGCGTTTGGTGCTGGATTGTTGGGTAGTGGTTCTCAGTTGATGAGTCAGTATCAAGCTGGTCAAGTCGGTGCATTGAACCCGTTTACAACGTATTTGGGTGCTGGTTCTACTCTTGAGCAACTTGGACAACAGCCTTTGGAGATGGGTTCTGCTTTAGGTGGTCGATCTGCACAAGCTGGTGCTAATGTTGGTAGATCATTGCTTGAAGGTGGAATGGGTGCTGCTGCAAGTCAACGACAAGCCAACGAATACAACCCATTTGCTTCTGCTCTAAGTGGTCTTTCAAACAATCAGAGCTTCCAACAAGGTTTAGAAAAATACTTTACGCCATCGCCTACTGATTTTGGCGCATGGAGTGGTGGAGCAGTAGATTCATCTAAAGTTGGTTATAACCCTGCTAGTTTTAACTATTAAAGGAAAAGATCATGCCAACTCAATCATATGGTGGTAGAGGGTTATTTGGACAACCTAGTTTTGGTGACTACAGTGGGTTATCTGCAGGAGTGCCTGTTCCAATGACTCCAGAAGAAATCCAACAACAGTTGGCTTATCAACAAGATCAATATGGAGGACTACCTATTTATCAAGATTTATACAATACTCAAGAAGTTTCTCCTTTTAAATACAATGTAGGCAGTAGAGTTAATACTGTTCGTGCGGCAGAAAATAATCCATATCTTGATGCGCCTCCTGACCGTATTAGGACTGCATTATCACAAGCCGATTACATAAAACAACAACAAAGCACTCCTGTAGAAGCAGTGAATCAAATGGATGTTAGGAAGGATTTACCTCCTGCACCAAATGGTCAAATGTGGGAATTTGATGCCAATTCAAATCAATATGTATTAGTTGATGATCCTCTTTCTAATTTATCAAACAATGCACCTCAAACTGCACCAGTTGCTTCTGTTCAACAAGTTGCAATGCCAGTACCAGCACCATCAGCACCTGTACAACAATCATCAATTATTCAGGGAATGTTTCCTGAAGTAGAAGCCATGCAGCGTGCTTTGTACCAACAAAAACAAAATGAAGCAATGCAAGCACAAGCAATGCAATTTGCGTCACTTAGTCCAATGGCACGAGCGCAATACAGCCTGTATATGGGTGGTCAACAGTTGGGTGGTGCTATTGGCAGTGCTTTGGGTGGTAAAGACCCACAGTTGCAGCAAATCTCAATGCGTAACGCAATCATGTCTCAACTTGATCAAAACAATCCTGAAACATTTTTTAAAGCAGCTAGGATGGCTTACCAATATGGTGATTCTGACTTTGCTACTAAGATTGCTGATGCTGGTCAGAAATTACAGGTGAGCGCAGCTACTACAAGAAAAACAATTGCTGAAGCTGAAAAGTTTGAGTTGTCAAACACAAAAGAGCAGAAATTGCTTGAAAAATTTTCTAAGTTGCCACCAAATGCAACTGAAGCAGACATTTTGGCAATTGTCACTGAGTTTGGCTCTCCAGATAAAGTTTTGTCAGTACTTCAAGCATCTGCTGACAAGGAAGCACAAAGAACGGCTAGAGCAGATCAGGCTCGTAAAGACAATGAAGCAAAACTTGAAAGATTGCAAGAAAGAATTGATGCAGATACTAAGGCTGCAAAAGAAAGAGGTGCTACTACCTCCATGTTAAAAACAATGGAGATTAATGGCAGAAAAGAAATTGAACAAATAAAAAATGAGTTTAAACAATCTCAATTGGAAAACAAATCTCTGCCGCCATCTTTAATTAAAGAAGAAGGTAAGGATTTGGAACTTATTGATAATTTAGAAGCTCAAGTTACCACTCTTTCTCCTGTTATTAACAATTTAAAAATTGATCCAATAACAAAGAAAGCTCCTTTAGAACTTGGATTTGTAAATAATCGCAAGTATGAATTAGCCAATGCAACTGGTAATTCGACTACTGAAAGTAGAGCGTATGCAAATTTGGAACGTGCTGTTCAGGCGGCAACAAACTTAAAAGTAAGCGCAGAAAAAGGCGTTCAAACAGACAAAGACGTATTGCGTTTTGCAAATGAGTTTCTTGCTGCTTATGGTAAAAACGATACACAAACAACATTTGAAGCATTAGACAATTTTGTCAAGGCAACAGAGACAGCAAGGAAAAAAGCAGAAATAAGAATTAACAAGCGCAGAGAAGCGGCAGGAGTAAAGCCATTCTTTGAAAACACCTTGTCTGATCAAGATTTGTTTGACAAATACAAATAACGGAGTATTTATGGCAGCAACTTATGAAGAAGTAATGCAAGCTCTGCGTAAAGCTGATGCACAAGGAAATCAAGAAGATGCTCGTAGACTAGCAAAAATTGCACGGTCTATGAAAGAATCAAGTGCTTCTGATGTTGGTCAGCAAAATGCTCCTGCTCAAGCGCAAACTAAACCCGTTGCAACTGAAGAACCTAGTTTTCTAGAGAAGATGATTGGTTTTGGCTCTCCTACATACAGTTTGGTAAGAGGAGCAGTCATTCAGCCAGCATTAGGTGTAAATGAACTCTTAGCAAAAACTGGTTTGTTTGGTCAAGACATTAAACAAGGAGCATCGGCTAATGTTAGACAAGAACAAGCCGCTTATGAAAAAGGCAGAGCAGCCGTTGGCAGAGAGGGGATAGATGTTCCTGAATTTACAGGCGCAATATTTTCCCCTGTTAATAAAATTGTTAAAGCTGGCGGTTTATTGCAATCAATAGGCGGTGGATTGATTCAAGGAGGATTAACACCTAGCGGTAAAGAAGATGGTTCTTATCTTACTGATAAATTATTTAACATGGGATTGGGTGCTGTGATAGGTGGAGTAATTCCACCAACAATAAAAGCCTTGTCTTACATAAAAGATCAATTGATTAACTTGCCGATTACAGTAGCAAACAAAGAAGCTGCGGCACGAAGATACATTGAATCTTTAGTTGGTGAGGAAAAACAACAGGTAATTGCGGCTTTAAGAAACGCTGGTGAAATTGTTTCTGGTAGTAAACCGACAGCTGCTGAAGCATTGGTAAGTACGCCAACAGCAATAGGGCTTGTAAAAGAACAACAACGGTTGGCAAGTCAAGTTCGCACACAACCGCAATTTGCACAAAGAAGGCAAGATCAAGCCGCTGCTCGTAAACAAGAATTAGTGGGTCAATTTGGCACTGAAGCAGACTTAGCGGCAGCAAGAGCAGCTAGGGCGGCTGAAACTACTCCATTGCGTGAAACTGCGCTTGAGCAAGCAAACGTCTATGGTCAAGTTGTCCCTGCATTAGAGTCTGACATAGCAGCAAGACAAGCGGCTGTAGTGCAGAATCTTCAGGCGCAAGGAAGAACAGCTACGGCAGAAGCACAAGCATTGAGTCGCTCAGACACTGCGCCGCAAGGAGGTCAAATCTCTCAAATTGCGGGTATGCCTATGAAGTTTCCTGATAGGTACATGGGTAACTATAACCTTGCAAGAAGTCTATCTGACGCAACGCAAGAATTTGCCGACCCTATTGCTCAAAGAAAAGCAGAACTTGGCTTTAAACAGTTGCAACTAAAAAGTGTTGCAGATGAGGGCTTCTATCCTCTTACAATTCAACCGATTATTGGAAAAATAGATGATAGTCTTGGTCGTGTTGGAGATAGGTCAAATGCACTGCTTGTCAATTCGCTTCAAGGACTACGCACAAAATTAGAAAATCTTGCTGATGAAAATGGCATCATCAACAGTGTTGATTTATACAATGTGCGTAAAGAAATTGGAAGTGACATCAAGTCTTTCTTGACGCAAAGAAATGAGCCATTTGGAGCGCAAGCTACCAATGTAGAAACGTCCATCAAAAAGATTCTTGATAAATCTATTAATGATGCATCTGGAACTCAGATTTGGTCTGATTACCTGACAAAATTTGCCGACCACAGCAAGAAAATTAATCAAATGAAGGTTGGTCAAACACTGATTGACAAATTGAGTTTGAATTTAACTGATGTTGAAAAAGCTGGAACTTTTGCTTCTGCTGTTGACAACTCAGCCGCTTTGATTAAAAGAACTACTGGCGTTCAAAGATATGAAAAATTATCTGACTTCCTGACACCTCAACAAATCAAATCTGTTGAAAGTGTTCGTGCTGATTTAGCAAGATCACAAAAAGCAATTGAGATGGGTCGAGGCGTTAAAGCATCAGGAGAAGAAGCCTTTGCTGGTGGTGAAAAAATACCCGGCATGATTAGCAGTAAGGTAACGATTCTTAAATCTATTTTGGACACATTGAAGACAGGAAGTCAAAAGCAATTAGATTCAAAGATGACTGAACTTATGCTTGATCCACAAAAATTGGCAGATTTCCTAGAGGTCATGCCAAAGAAACAGGCTTCATTGATTACAAGTTCTTTGATGGCAAAGATGAGTCCTGAAATGCAACAAACATTCAAACAGTTTGTATCTGCCTCTACGCCAACACAAACTCAACTTACCCGTGGAACTATTTCTCAAATTACAAGAGAATAAGGACACAAAATTGATCCGATCAGCCTCCTCTTTGCCGCCAATGCTTGTGTTGCAGCAATCAGAGAGGGCTGTGACCTTTACAAACAGGTTAAGACTTCCTTTATGGAGGTCAAGTCTACTGTTGACGAAGCTGTTGGCATATATAAGGAAGTTACTGGTTTTTGGAGTAACTTTAGTAACTTCTTTAAATCTAAGAGTAAACCAGCAACAGTTGCCTCTACGCCAAAGTCTGTGGCGAAAAAGAAACAAGCGAAGTTTGTTGCCGTTGACGAAACCCAAGTCAAAGTCGATATTGTCAAGCAACTCACTGAGTTCTTCAAGATTCAAG